TGGCAAATAAATATTATTTCGGAGAAGCAGATAGCTATGCTCAACACAGATTAGTTGACGTAGTAGTTTATAGAGCAGAAGATGACCAAGAAATCGGTGTCATCGAATTGTATTACGATTACGATAAAATAAATGAAAGAGATGAATTTAAAATTGAATCAGCAGAGTGGTCAGCAGAAATCACTATCAAAGAAGCAGAAGACGTCATTGACGAACTCCTCAAGCGAGCAGGAGACGAATTCCAAGAATTTATTGAGCGATGTCTCGACTATGACCCAAACGATGACGAGGAGGAATCTTGGTTTATTTAGTAAATACCAAAAAGAGAGATTCTGGACTTCGTTTAACCACGACCTTTACCACCGAATTTGTGAAATTAAAATGCAAGAGATATGACACCGAAAGAAAAAGCAGAAGATTTATTTAATAAATTTTTAAGGGTTGAATACCCATTTGCTGCTAAACATTGTGCATTAATTGCAGTTGATGAGATATTAAAAATAACTTGGGTAGATAAATTTTTAACAGTTGAAGATTATTGGAAAGAAGTAAAACAAGAAATTGAAAAACTATGAGATTTAAACTAACATACCAAATAGGACTCGCAGTAGTTCAAGAGTGGATATTCACATCCAAGAGTTTGTGCTACTGGAAAAAGATGGACTTACTCGAAACGGGCAGATTTAATGACGGAAAATTTATTATCACACCACTATGAACAGACTTGAAATCATACACCAGTTAATTGAATTGTACAAGCTAACTGATAAAACACGAAAGCGAGAAATCATCTACAAGCGTTTCTTTATCTACAATGAACTAAGACAAGCAGGTTTAACATTTAGTCAAATAGGAGAAATGTTTGGAAAGAATCACGCTACAATTATGTACGGAATCAGCGTTCAAAACGACCTTTTAAGATTCAAGGATGCAGTTTATTTAGCAGAGATAGAGCCACTCAAACAAGCACTCGGAGATTCAAAGTTCCCAAATGTCAAAAAGCTATTTAAAGGAGAACTCGGAGCAGACCTGAAAAGAGATGTTATGTTGATTAGCACAATGCCAAGTCTCAAGCGTTTGAAAAAACGAATCAAGATGGGTTACTACGAGAATAGTTTTCAACAAATAGAACAAGAAGCAGAGTAAAGAGTTATATTTGTACGGGTTAGAGTCTCAAACATAGTTAACCTAAAGGAATTATTGACCCTTGTAATGAAACTGACGTGAGACTCCAGTGGATTTGCAAGGGTTTTTTATTACTTAATATTTTAAAATGGAAGAAATTTGGAAAGATGTACCTGAATATGAGGGATTATATCAAGTAAGTAATTTTGGTAGAGTAAAAAGAATTACTACAAATAAGATTCTAAAATTGAATAAACGTGGTTTTCATTATTTAGGCACTTCATTGTGTAAAAATGGTGTGGTAAAATCAATATACATTCATCATTTAGTAGCAAAGGCTTTTTTAAATCATAAATCGTGTGGTCATAAATATGTAGTAGACCATATAAATGATGACCCAACTGACAATAGATTAGAGAATTTACAAATTGTTAGTCAAAGGTTCAATACATTTAAAACGCAAACAAAATACACCAGTAAATATAAAGGTGTTTCTTGGAGTAAATCAAGTAATAAATGGACTGCATCTATATGGATAAATCCTAAAAGAAAATACTTAGGTTCATTTGACTGTGAACTAAAAGCACATCAAGCGTATCAAGATGCATTAAAAAAAATAGAGCTATGAGCGGATGGATTAAAATACATCGCAAGTTTTTAGAGTGGGAATGGTTCAATAAATCTGAAGCAGTTCATTTGTTTATGTATATGCTATTAAAAGCCAATCACAAAAACGGAAAGTGGCAAGGTATGGAGGTTAAACGAGGTCAGTTTATTTCGTCTTTAGGTAACATTTCAAACGCTACTGGAATCTCAGTTCAGACGATTAGAACTATTTTGAAAAAGTTAGAAAAGACAAACGAAATTGAATTAAAATCAACAAGCCAATTTACTATCGTAACTATCTGTAAATATGAATGTTACCAAGACCAAGAAGAAGACACTAACAAGCCACTAACAAACAATCAACAAACGACTAACAAACAACTAACAACAAACAAGAATGAAAAGAAAGAAAAGAATAATACATATAGCTTTTTAGCTTCACTTCTTGATAACGGTTTTGACGAAAAATTGTCTCGTGAATGGATGGAAGTTCGTAAGCAACTGAAAGCAGTAAATACTGAAACTGCATTTAACTCATTTATGAGCCAAGTACAAAAACACGGAGGAGACCGAAACCATATTCTTAGAAAATGCGTAGAGCGTTCTTGGAAAGGTTTTAACGCAAACTGGCTTGAGAAAGAAAACGATAGATTACTTAACGCACTAAAAAATAACTGATGCTACTAAAACAAGGAGATTCACTTAAATACCTACTTGATGTACGAGACGGTAAAATTAAACAAGGACTCGGTCTTGACTGCTTCTTAGATGAACACCTAAGATTCAAACCTAAGCAACTTAATATCATTTTAGGACACGACAATGTTGGAAAGACGTATTGGATAAACTGGTACTTTCTTACACTCGCACTTAAACACGAACTCACATTCTGCATTTGGTCAGGAGAAAATCAGAAAGGTCAAATCCTACGAGATATGATTCAGATGTACAGAGGTAAGCACTTTAGTAAGCTAAGCCACTCTGAAATAAGCGGAGACCTTGCGTATTTAGAACAATACTTTACTTTTGTAGATAACTCCAAATTGTACAAACCTGATGAGATTCTTGAAATATTCCAAATGAGCGGAGCTAAAGTAGGATTGATTGACCCATTTACTGGACTTGATAGAGAAATGAGCTTTGCAGGCAATTACGAGTTTATGAACAAAGCACGTCAGTTTGTAAATAGCAACGGAATGACTATCTACATAAACACGCATCCTAACTCCGAATCAGGAAGAGGAGGTAACTTATATGCTGAGGGAGAACTGAAAGGACATTTAAAAGCACCTTTAAAAGACCACATTGAGGGAGGTAAGAGCTTCACTAACCGATGTGATGATATGTTAGTCATACATCGTCTAATAAAACATCCTGAGCATAAGTACAAGACTTGGATTCAAGTAGAAAAGGTCAAGGATATGGAAACGGGAGGCAAACATACTGAGATGGACTATCCCGTAATTTGCGAGTTCAACTCGGGAATTGGCTTTCAAATAAACGGAGTTGACCCTTTAGCACCGTACAGACCAAAAGAAATACAAACGCAAACACCTTTTTAAAATGGATTTATCATTGAAAATACTATGGGCTAAGAACACTATTTGGGTAGTTAGAGAACGCATCAAGAACGTACGTGAAAAACTTGAGATTGACAAACCTGATGCTAAAGACTACATCAACGGAAGTAAGGAATCGGAAGAGCAGTTACTCAAAACTGAATTGGTAATCATCGAAATGGAAAACGAAATAAAAGGACTGAACCGAGAACTCAATCAGCTTGCCAGACGTAACGCTCAGCTCCGAGTAGCTTATCAGGAACTAAAAGACGAATTAAAATTTAAAGACATAGATGCAGAGTTATGACAAAGTACAATGTTGGTCTTGTTACCAGTTTAAAACAATCGATAAATTCGACCAAAATAGACGAGAATACAATCTTAAAAGCAGAAGAGGAACTCTATTTAGTTGTAAAAGATGCACACGAGCAAGAGTGTTGTCTGAACTACGAGCAGTCAGATACGACTTCACAGAACGAAAATTTGTAATACATCAATTTAAAAATAAAAATCAAGCACTTAAATTCTTAAAAAATGACTAAAGAACAAAAATTAGTAGCACTATGTGCATTCTTACCAGTAATGAGAGACTTCATTGAAGACCTTAACGACCAATCCGTGTTCAGACAAGGACTCAAAAACAAAGCAAATATGCTACTCCAAGAGATTGACAAGGTAGATAGAGCAATTCTACGAATAGACGAACCAAACGCAGAAAAGATTTGGAGCGAGCAAGTAGACTTACAACGAGCATTCCGTCAATGGATAGCTGAGAACATAACCGTGTAAGATGCCACGTTGTAAAAACTGCAAGGATAAGTTTGAACCTATCCGCTTCAATCAAAAGTACTGCTTAAAGGATGAGTGTCTTCGTGTATTTGTAGCCGAAACAAAAGAGAAGCAATGGAAGCAGACTAAAACACGAATGAAAAACGACCTTAAAACAACATCCGATTGGATGAAAGAAGCACAAAAGGTCTTCAACACTTACATAAGACATAGAGATAAAGCTCAACCGTGCATTTCTTGTGGCTCAAAACTCGGAGATAAGTATGACGCAGGCCACTATTTCAGTATGGGAGGACATAAATCAGTCACATTCAACGAAGACAACGTTCACGCTCAATGCGTAACCTGCAACCGATACAAACACGGAAACCTTTTAGAGTATCAAATCGGCATAGAAAAACGAATTGGAGCAGAAAGATTACTAAAACTTCACGAAATAGCACACGAGACACGTAAGTACTCAGCAGAAGAACTACAAGAAATAATCAAAACCTACAAACAAAAGATTAAAAATGAAATACAATAGCGACTTCCGTTACGACCTCGAAGTAGGTCAGGAGTATGAAACCCTACTAAGCGAGGTAATAGCGTCTACAATCGAAGTAAAACGTGATTTTAAGTGCTATGAGACGGGAAATATATTCGTAGAATATGAAAGCAGAGGCAAGAAAAGCGGAATCAGTACAACTCAAGCTAAGTGGTGGGTGTATTGGTTTAGTAAAACACGAAGCATTTTGATTGAAACAAGCGAATTAAAGCAGATGTGCAGAAAATACATAGGCACAAACCGAGATATTTTAGGCGGAGATTCCAATACCAGCAAAGGAATATTGCTTCCGATGGAAGATTTATTCAAAAAAATTGACTAAAAAATATACACGAGTATAAATAATTACTATATTTGTGTATCAAAATTAAACGCTATGAAAAATTTATTTAAAAGTTTGGCAGCATTTCAGCAGGAAGTGCCAGTAATCCACAAGGCTACTCAAGGTTATGGGTATTCTTACGCAGATTTACCTAAGATTTTTGAGGTAATCAATCCAATTTTAAAGAAACACGGACTTGGATTTACTCAGCAACTAACTAACAACGATGGTCAAAACTGCTTAAAGACGGTAATCTTTCACGAGAGCGGAGAGTTTATGGAATCTGAGTGTATGATTCCTTACGTTCAGCTTAAGGGTATGAATGACTATCAAGGCTTTGGCTCAGGAGTAACGTACTACAGACGCTATGCACTAAGTTCTGCACTTGGTTTAGTAACTGACAAAGACACGGATGCTTCAGGCGAGCAAATAAAAAAATTGCCAGCTATTGACGAGAAGCGTTTTCAAGCAGCTATCAAATCAATCTTAGAGGGTACATATAGCATTGAAAGATTAAAAGAGTCATTCTCATTAACTGATGGTCAAATTGATATGCTCAACGCACTATGAAAGCTCTCAAGATTCGATGTTCTGCCATTGGAAAAATAATGGCGACACCACGTTCAAAAAGCGAACTACTAAGCCAAACTGCTAAATCTTACATTCACGAACTTGTGTTAGAAGAGAAATACGGCATCCGCAAGGACTTTTCAAGCCGTTACACAGACAAAGGAAACGCAGTTGAGGATTTATCTATCTCACTTGTTAATGATGTCTTAGACGTAAAATTTATTTACAAGAATGAAGAGTACTTCGAGAACGATTGGATTAAGGGAACACCTGACGTAAACACGGATGAAGTACTTTTAGACGTGAAATCAAGTTGGGATGCTACTACCTTTCCGTTTTTTGACACCGAGATTCCTAACAAAGACTACTTCTATCAACTTCAAGGTTATATGTGGTTGACTGGAAAGACGCAATCAATGCTTTGCTACTGCCTTGTGGATACTCCTATTGATATGGTTGAAGATGAAATCCGCAGAGCCCATTGGAAGTTGCATAAGATTGAAGAGGATTTAGACTTGCGAGAGGAGATTCTACGCAAACACGAGTTTAGTCAAGTACCTAAGAACCGAAAAGTAAAAGTATTCTACGTACAAAAAGACGAACAAGTAATCGAAGCCATTAAAGAAAAGATAGAGCTTTGCCGTGAGTATTACAATGCCTTAATGAAATTCCTATGACACTACAACAAATAATATCCGAGCTAAATCCAATGTCTATTAGTATAGAAATTAATAAACATAAAGAGTATTACGATTCAATAGAAGATTTTTTAGACGAAAAACTGTTAGCTGAAATACCTAAATACATTTTAGAAGAAATGATAAAAAGAGATACATTAGTAAATGTTACTTGCTATCCAATAACGCCAATAGGATTTTATGATATTTACCATTATGATTTAGAAATAGCATTAGAGCGAATGTATCAAGCATTAAAAGACGAACAATGAAGCAGAAAGTAGAAGACCCAATTGTCCTAAAAGTAATGAGCAAGTTTTATGACCGCTCACAACGAGGAATAGAGAAGTACGGTACTATGTTAACACGAACTGATTTAAGTGCGTTAGAATGGCTTAATCACGCTCAGGAAGAGGCTATGGACTTCTGCCTGTATTTGGAGCGTTTGAAAGACGAAGTAAAACAATTTAAACAAGGATAAGGGGTAAAAATTGCCACATATTTAAACACGAAATGTAAAACCTTTAAACAACAAAACCAATGAAACTAAACAAAAACGATAGACGAGAAGAAATGGCTGCTTATGGCACTATGGTTATTCTCGCAGTAGGTTTAATGCTAATAATCTACTCAATATTCAGTAACATTTTAAATTAAATACAATGGAAAACAAGTTAAACACTGGAGCAATCTTTAAAAATGACAAAAAGACGAGCGACAAGCACCCTGATTACAGAGGTAAGGTAAACGTAAACGGTAAAGAAATGGAAGTAGCCTTATGGGTTAAGCAAGGTAAGAACGGGAGTTTTTTCTCAGCATCATTTAGCGAACCTTACGTAGCACCTGCTGAACGTGCACCAATCGGAGATAGTATTGACGATGACCTACCTTTCTGATATGTACATAAACGATTCAGACTTACGGAAGCAGATTCACATCATACTCAATAGGAAAACACGAAACCAAATAGTTGAGGAGATAAAACAATCAGGTGTAAAGATGCACCACTTCCAAGTAAACAACTTTCTGAACGGTAAAGACGTCACTCTAAGCACACTTCACAAGCTGGATAGATACGTAAGCCGAGAGATTTATTTGAATGATTTAGAGCCACTTTAACGAGTGGCTTTTTT